TGCTATCTCATTGGTAGAGCATCCCGCCATCGAAGAAGACTTCATCGCACTCAACGCTCAAAAGCGTCAGCTCTTTGCGATGCAAAACCAAGAGAAGCGTCTGCTAATGGGTGCGGCACTCGTGCCTGACAAGCCCATCTACCGCACCGATGGCGAGAACGAATACTACGTCTACTTCTCAAAGGACACCGTGCGAAAGGCAATGGAGTTGTTCTTCAAGAACGGCTACCAAAACAACGCTACCATCGAACACGACTATGGCGTTGAAGGCACCACTATTGTAGAGTCGTGGATCATCGAAGACGAGACCCTTGACAAGAGCCGTGCCTACGGCCTTGACCTGCCTGTCGGTACGTGGATGGTGTCAATGAAGATTGACAACGAAAGCATTTGGAAGCGTGTCAAGGATGGCGAGTTCAAGGGCTTCAGCATCGAGGGCTACTTCGTTGACAAGATGAACTTCAGCAAGCAGGAGCTTGCCAAGATTGAGGAGCAAGAGGCGGCTTTACTGCTATCGCAAATCGTAGGCATCATCAAAAAGGATGGTCGCAAGAAAAGCGGTAGCCGCTTGGAGCTTGAGTCCTATGCTGACTACCCCGATGGCGTAAAGAACAACGCCAAGCGAGGCATTGAGCTGAACGAAAAGAACGGAAACAAGTGCGCCACCACTATCGGGAAATTAAGAGGGCAGCAGCTTTCACAGGGCAGGGCTTTGTCGATAGAGAGCATCTCTCGGATGTACTCTTACCTATCAAGAGCCGAAACCTACTACGATGAAAATGATACCACCGCTTGCGGCACCATCAGCTACCTTTTGTGGGGCGGTCTTGCAGGAAAGCGTTGGGCAGAGAGCAAACTTAAAGAACTCGGTAAATTATGATGCGACCACAGAAACTCCCCGTTGCCTCACCACGAGGCGGTAATCGTGGATGCCTTTGCAAGGACAACACCTACTCACGCAAGTGCTGCGATGGCAGTCTGCCTGCTCAGGGCATTGGCTCTTTGGTAGGGCAGGGTGCTGTGATCATCAATCCGTAAAATGTTACAATTAATCAACCCCCTTTTATTTAGTTAGATATGAAAGCAAATTCTATTCTGAACCGAATCCTTGCTGAACTCGCTTCCGTACGTGAAGTAAAGTTCGCAACTATGAACCTTGAGAACGGAGCCGTTCTTGAGGCTGAAGCCTTTGAAGCAGGCAACGAAGTTTTTGTCGTTAGTGGCGAAGACCGTGTACCTGCTCCCGTAGGAGAACACAAACTCGAAGATGGTCGCATCCTCGTGATTGTTGAAGAAGGAATGATTGCCGAGATCAAAGAAGCCGAAGGCGAGCCTGCGGTTGAAGTTGAGGTCGAAATGCAATCAGAAGAAGCCGTTGCAGTTGCTGAAGAAGTAGCTCAGGTTGCCGTTTCTGAAGTTGCTCAAGAGGTTGTTGCCGTTATTGAGGTAGCAGTCGCTGAAGCAGTTGCTCCACTTGTTGAGGAGATTCAGAACGAGATGAAAAAAATGAAAGAGGAGATGATGAAGTACAAAGAGGAGATGTCTGCTGCCAAGCAGGAGTTCTCGTCTCAAGCTGCTGCAAAACCCATCAAGCACACTCCCGCAACAAAGCAAGCCAACAAGGTTGAATTTAATCGTCCGATGAAGTCGATTGACCGAGTCCTTGCACGTCTTAATAAATAATAAAATCAGAAAATGGCTACGACCACTTCAATCACAACCAACTATGCAGGTCAGTTTGCGAGCAAGTACATCTCTGCTGCGCTCCTGTCTGCTGACACGCTTGACAAAGGTCTCGTTGAGATCCTTCCAAACGTAAACTTCAAAACGACCCTTCAGAAGGTCAACACTAACGACATCGTAAAAGACGCAACTTGCGACTTTGACGCTACGTCTACCCTCACTTTGACCGACCGTGTCCTTGAGGTTGAGCCATTCCAAGTAAACCTTCAGCTTTGCAAGAAGGACTACTACGATTCTTGGATCGGTGGTCAAATGGGCTTCTCTGCTTACGATAGCATCCCTGCTTCTTTTGCTGACTTCTTGATCGCTCACGTAGCTGCCAAGACTGCCCAAAAGATTGAGCAGAACATTTGGAACGGAAACGCTGCTTCAGCAGGTGAGTTCTCAGGTTTCATCTCTTTGATGACTGCTGACTCTGACGTTGTTGACGTAACTGCTACGACTGTAACCGCTTCTAACGTCATCACCGAGCTTGGCAAGGTTGTAGACGCTATCCCTGCTGCCCTTTACGGCAAAGAGGACTTGACCATCTACGTTCCACAAAACGTAGCTAAGGCTTACGTTCGTGCGCTTGGTGGCTTCGGTGCTTCAGGTGTAGGTGCTAATGGTCTTGACAACAAAGGCACTATGTGGTACGGAAGCGAGCCATTGTTCTTCGATGGCATCCGTGTAGCAATGGTGAACGGTCTCCCTTCAAACAAGATGGTTGCTGCTCAAACTTCTAACCTTTTCTTCGGAACAGGTCTTTTGAATGAGGCCAACGAATGTCGCATCCTTGACATGTCAGACCTCGATGGTAGCAGCAACATCCGTGTCATCTTGCGTTTCTTCGCAGGTGTTCAGTACGGTATCGGTTCAGACGTAGTTCTCTACTCTTAATCCGACCTAATGTAAATCAAGAGGGGGCTTGGGCTATGCCCTCGCCCTCTTTTTTTAATTCTAATAAAACAAACAAACAATGGCTTGTGATTTATCTTTAGGCAGAGCAATTCCCTGTAAAAATGTTGTAGGTGGTCTGCGGGCGATTTACTTCGCTGACTTTGGGGACATCCCTTTCAGCGCAATCACCTTCGCTCCAACATCAGCAACATACGATGAAATTACCGACATCAGCGGTACGTTCACCGTTTACAAATATGACTTGAAAGGCAGCTCATCTTTTGAGCAAGCATTCAACTCAAGCCGTGAAAACGGAACGACTTTCTTCACTCAGACCCTCAACCTTTCGTTGACCAAGCTGACGAAGCAAGACAACAAGCAACTCAAAGTGATGGCGTATGGCCGCCCCCAAGTGATCGTAGAAGATTACAACGGCAACGCTTTCTTTATGGGTATGGAGTATGGTGCTGAGGTAACAGGTGGAACCGTTGTCACGGGTGCTGCTATGGGTGACCTTAGCGGTTACACCTTGACGTTGGAAGGTCAGGAGAAGGCTCCTGCCTACTTCATCGAGGGTGCAGTTCAAAACAATCCTTTTGCAGGTTGTGCCGCTACGGTAACAATTACCACAGGTACAAATTCCTAACGTATATTTGTTCCGCTATTGATCGGAATAGTGATGGATGGATTGAGGGGCTTCGGCCCCTCTTTCTTTTTCCAACAAATCAAAGCGTGAAGGTTATTTACTTGAGATGCATATTCTTCAAGTATCGGCTTCGCCACAATCAATCACGATCATTCCACGCTCCTTCCCTGCGAGCGTTACGATTCAGTTGATTGACGAATCAACAAACACTACGGCAACACCTGCGGTGACGGCTGCCTCTGCGAATGGTTTTATGACCCTTACAGGCACTTTCTCGTTGGTGAACAACCGCTTCTATGGTTTGAAGGTTTTTAACGCAGGAAATCTCATCTATCGTGATAGGGTTTTCGTAACTTCACAAACCGAATACGACAAATTCACGGTCAATCAAAATGTCTACACCGAAGAAACAAGCTACGACAACGAGTTCATCATCATCTAAAGTTCACGTTGTCAACTTCAGCTCCTACACCACCCCCGAAATACGGGAGGTGCAGGGCAAGGAATGGGTCGAATATGGCGATGACAACAACTACTTTCAGTATTTGATTGACCGCTACAACGGCTCACCTACCAACAACGCCCTAATCAACGGCATCGTTGACTTCATCTACGGCAATGGCCTTGATGCTACCGACTCGGCTTCTAAGCCTGCGGAGTACGCTGCTATGCGTGGCCTTTTGAACAAGGATGCCATTCGCAAGATCGTAGCCGACTACAAGATGATGGGCCAATGCGCCCTGCAAGTGGTGTACTCACGTGACCACAATACCATCGCTGAGGTTGCTCACATCCCTACCGAGACGCTCCGTGCTGAGAAGTGCAATGACGAGGGTGAGATCGAAGCCTACTACTACGCCAAAGATTGGACTGAGGTAGCAAGCCGCAGGGAGACCCCCGTGCGCATCCCTGCTTTTGGTTTCAGCAATGAGGCGATTGAGATCCTCTACATCAAACCATACCGAGCAGGATTCTACTACTACTCGCCCGTAGACTATCAAGGCGGCCTGCCTTACGCAGAGCTTGAAGAAGAAGTTGCGAACTACCACATCAACAACATTCAGAACTCGCTCAGTCCATCGCTCTTGATCAACTTCAACAACGGAGTACCAAGCGAAGAAGAACGCAGGCAGATTGAGATGCAGATTGCCCAAAAGTATAGCGGGTCATCTAACTCAGGCAAGTTCATCTTGGCGTTCAACGACAACAAGGAATTGGCTGCAACAATCGACACCATTCAGTTGTCGGATGCTGCCAACCAATATCAGTTCTTGTCTGACGAGGCTACTCAAAAGCTGATGGTTGCCCACCGCATCACCTCACCGATGCTGCTCGGCATCAAGGATAGCTCAGGACTTGGCAACAACGCTGAGGAGCTGAAGACCGCTTCAATCCTCTTTGACAACATCGTCATCCGCCCGATGCAAGAGGTCATCCTTGAGGGCTTGAGCAAGATCCTATCGTACAATGATCTCCGCCTGAATATCTACTTCAGAACGCTTCAGCCACTTGAGTTCACTGAGCCTGCCATCCAAAGCGCAGAGGTCATCGAGGAGAACACGGGTGTCAAGGCTGACATCATCGCTGCTCCTGCGGTTGCTGACGCTGAGGTTCAAGAGGAGCTGATTCAGAAGGAGGCTTCGTACAACGGAGCGCAGATTGCAAGCTCGCTGCAAATTATGCAGAGCGTGAAGGATGGCATCTTGACCACCGACCAAGCGATCACATTCCTTGTGCAGATGCTTCAGTTCGACCCACAGGTCGCAAAGGCGTTGTTTGCGGGTAACTCTGCAAGCGTCATCACGCAGATGAAGTCACACAAATTCAAGCAAGAAGTACCCGAATTCACCCACGAAGAAGAACACAAGTGGATTGAGGCTCTGCGGGGAAAGGGTGAGGTCGTTGATTTAAATGAATGGGAACTCGTTTCTGACGAGGTAGTCAACGACCCTGACAATGAGGATGCCCACCTCGCCAAGCAGTACAACTTCGCAGTTGAGGACTTCAGCAATGCTGATGACCGCAGCACCTTCGATAGTGGCCTGTACAAGATCCGTTACGCCTACACCCGCAACATCAGCGCAAACTCTCGTGAGTTCTGCCGTGAGATGGTGGGAGCAGCAAACGGGGGAGTAGTATTCCGCAAAGAGGACATCGATATGATGAGCTTCAGCGGGGTCAATGGTCAGTTCGCACCTGAAGGACAGAGCGTGTACTCTATTTGGAAATGGAAGGGCGGAGCATTCTGCCACCACGCTTGGAGGCGTTTGGTTTACTTCCGCAAGCGTGACGGAGGCAAGTTCCTTCCGAATGACGGATTGGACAACGACAAGCTCGTCAGCACGGAGCAGGCTATCAAGGATGGCGTTCCCACAGGCAAGCT